CCTGCAGTTAATCCATCAAGTTCCTTTTGTGTTTCTTTAAATTCTTGCTTTAATGATTTAAGTGATTTTGCACCATCACCAATATCTACCGAAGCTTTATACGCTATATCTATTGCCATTTCTTTATTTTATTAATCAGTCCAAATACCTGTTTCATAACAGTAGATGTGTAAACTGTTTCTACTCGCTACCGGGTAAGGTACGTTCGCACCGAGTAACGTTGTACCCCTTCTAAATTGCTCCCCTGTCTGTGGATAAACATTCATGGATGCAACACCAACGTTTTTAAATGTTTGTTCATCGTATAATGTTGCTGCTCTTGTTCTTATTGAATCTCCTGCTGTTGCGCACGTTTCAACAAGGTTAAATTTCTTTGTAGTTTGGTAAGCATTTGTTTGACCACCACCTGCATAAGCTACAATGCCTTGTTCACTTGGAACTCCCGAAACTTCAACACCGTTAACGTACGTTGTATTGCTTTCAGTCACTAACCTACCCGGTGAATTAATCAATGTAACGTTTGTCAATCCGGGCAAAACAGTAACGCCACTACTCCCTAATAAAGTAACGTTTGAAGTACCGGCACCAACGTAATTATTGCTACCTAAAATAACGCTGTTAATAACAGTCGGATCAACTACGTTTCCAACGTTACCTAAATTCGCTACAAGCGTTCCACCATTAATTACAGGCGGTCGATTCCCTCCACTTGTATGGGGAGTTGGTTCGCCAGTATTATAAGCCACACCAAGACCTGCAATCAATACACCTGTTTGAGATACAAATGGATTAGCTTCTTTTATTCTTAAAAATTCGCATTTGGTTAATTCATTTGACAAAGGATTGTAGTCGTAGACTTTATTTAACCTTAATAAATTTCCATCCACAAAAAACTGATTACGGAAATCTAAAAGATAAATATCAAGTGGTGTTAAATAAAAATAAGCGGTTATAATTTTGCTATCCTTATTCGTTATTTCTTCAATATACTTTTTGTAATACTTGTTGTAAAGTGTATTGTTTCCATATACGGTTGCTAAGTAGTATATTTCTTGTGGCACTCCAAAAGATAAGTCTACTGTTGGTAACAATGGTTCATCAACATGACCTGCATACGGATAACTTGTTTCTGTGGTTGTTCCAGATATGCTACCAGTATATTGCCAACTGTTAGCGGTCGTTTTTAATTCAAAATATAATATTCGTAAATTAGAAGATTCCTTTAATGGAACGGTACTCCCTAATTCTAAGGATGCTATTTGTGAAATAATACGATCAGTAGTTCCTATTTTTGTTAATGGAGTAGCAGAAAAAATAACATCAACTGTTTTAGTGCCACGTACGAAGTCTGTGTTAATATCTATGTGTCTAGTTCCGTAAGATTCTAAATATTTATTTTGGTATAAGGTATTGTAATAGTCTTTATCTTCTTTGTACTTAAAGTCGTATCGTGATGCGTTTAATTCGCCCATCGGCTCTATATCCATCACTCTATCAATAGCTAGTTTATCAGTCCAATCCTTTGTTACACCTGCTGCATAAAAGTCATTACGTGGCTCTATGTAAAGTTTATTTTCAATTGTTTTATCAGTTTCAATGTAAAGGTTAAACATCTTTATGATCGAAGTAAAGAAGTCTTTTATCTTTATGTTACGTGGGATAGCCATAGTACTCATAACAACTGGTTCTCCATCAAAAACTCCATTATTAACAGCATTATTTTCTAAACTACTATCAGCAGTAATGTTTAAAACTATCTCTCCCGCCTGACCTAAATAAATTCCTGATATTAAATTTATTGATTGAAAAGTAAATGCGCATCCAATCCTTTGACCTGGAGTTAAATAAACTAGCGTTGTTGTAAATGTAGTTGTATATACAGAAGTTGTACCTCCATTTGATATAGATTGTGTTGGTATTGTGTAAGCCCCTACTCCTATTGTATGAGAATAATTGTTTGATGAATCATATACGCAGATATTAAAGTATATTATATTCCCAACAGGCAATGTAGATGGTGAAGTTGTAAGCAAACTAAAACTTAAACTAAAATTTATAGAAGCTGTGAATGTATAATAACCCGAATCAGATATTGTGGCAATAAATGTACTAGTATTGAACTGATTACTAGCATCTGATACATCTGTATTTATTTGTATTAAAGTTGGTGTAGTTTGTGCAGTAAAAGCTATAAAATCAGAATTGACTACCGACACCAATGTTTTTGCTGCGTAGTTAGCATTACGTTTAGCTTTAAAATATCGTGAATCTAATTCAGCAGCACTCAACAAAAGGGTGTTTGAATTAAAAGGAATAATTAACCGCTTAAAGAAATCAGTATTAAAAAAAGAACTTGAATACGTATAACCTGCCAAAGCGAACATACTATCTATGTATTGCTTTACATAAATAGCAGGATAGAAATTTTCGACATCATAAGTAAGTCCGATGGTCTTAGCATAATCAATCATTGGATATACATAACCAACACCAACAGGTGCGCTCCACGATGCTTTTTGATCTGTCTTATTATACGTGTGATCGTATGCTGATAAATCTAAATCTGTCAGTTGCTTATCACCCCAATCCGTAAAAATATTACCTACATTACCAGTGATAGCAACCTCATACTCGATCTGATTGTCATCTGTTTTATTTATTTTTAATAGCCTTAAAAAACCTTGTATTTGCAAAAGTTCATCAATGTATAGTTTGCAGGGTGTTTTTAAGTTAGGATTGAAATTGCAATCAATGTTAATCTCAAAGATGTGAGCAAAGATTATGTTATTCGCTTTGCTTCCCGGTATCTTAATAGTTTTTGAATAGCTACTATTCCGAGCAGCAGGCTCACGAATATCTGCAATCGCATAGTTCAATGAATACGGAATGTTATCCATTAAATCAATACTTCCACTCGTACCAAGTTCTAATCGTGTTCTCATTTAGTACCTTTGTCTGTATCTATCAAATGAATATTTAACATCTAATTCCAAGTTAAACAGCTTATCCGTTAGAACTGTTTTTGAATCGAATCTTGAAGCTGAACAAGTAACGGACACCAAGCCATGCACAGGGTCATCTAAGTATATCTCAGGGCTTTCAACTAATTCCTTAAGCATAGTATATTCCAAGTCAGTAAGCCAATCACTTTTTATTTTAATCGTTTCTTTTGTGCTTATAAAATATTGCCTATCCCCTCTATCTTTTTTAGAGTAACTAAACACACTAGCTGAAGTCAAGGCCCCTATTGGGGCCTTGTATTGCATCCTATTTATATCCGTTTCCCTTCTACTTAACTTAGTAAAGTTAAACGCATCGAATCCCCCTAATTCATTAAGAAAGTGTAAACGGTAGTTAGTGTATTTGCAGTCAGCATCTTGAATAGCATAAGTTACTAAACCTCCAACCACTCCACTTGAAGCGTTTTGAAATTGCACTGTATAAGATGTCGCAGTACTTGGAATAACAGGCGTAGTGCCATATCTTAAGTCACCGGATGCTACTTGATTAAGTTGAGCCTTACCACCGCCAAAACGCATAAAATGATTACCAATAGTTCCGCTAGATTGATATGGTGCAGGATTTTGAACTGCTACTGTTTTAATTAAAGAACCTGTTGAACTATAACTTTTTACTTCAATGTGCGACAATACTGTGGTATCATTTGCAAACCAATGTAACCAATGGTAATCGTTATCTAACACCTTTTGCGTAAAGAATTGCGCTGCATTGCTAAGTAATAAACCGTTACCATCTAAAGAATAGTCAGCATAGGTAAAGTCAGGTGGGAAATAATCTAAAAAATCAAATATTCCGTTCCATACATACTTTGTAACCGTAGTAGTAATTGATAGGTATTGCGTCACAGTTGCGCCATATTCCTCACCAAAACGTACATAATATGCCTTAAAGCTTGTTAAGTTCTTTTGTATTCCATAAGTTTTATCAATATCACTATTAACATAGTTCTCTATTATCCTGCCAATATTAAATACACCGCTGCCATACGTAGGATTTGCAGGGGCTTTAAGAGTAATAATATCAGTACCGATATAAACCTGTGCTATGTAATTAAAGTTAGCTTGTCCGTTATTACTAGAAGTTACAACGTACATTTGATCATTGTAAGCAGGTGCGTATAGTTCCGGTTGTTGTAGTATAGAGTAAGCCATTATGTTGTAAAGTTTATTTCAATGTCTTTTTTTAATGCTATCGATATTTCTTTTGTTAGTCGCTGTTTTAAATTTTCGTTTATTACATCAGTAAAAAAGTTAGTAGGTTTTAATCCTTTCTTTTTAATATTTACTCCAAGTGCCCATGCAAAGGAATCTAAAGCTGTTTGTTTTTTAGCCTTACTTACTTTTTTTGACCCTTTTGTTACTAACTGTTTTGGACTTAAACCTCTTGCAGCAATAAATTTCTTCATTGCATCTAATGGAATACGTTTCCCATTCTTCTTATATTTATATTCCGATCCCTGACTTGTTATCGTACCATCAACACCTTTATCGACAAACTTCCAATAATCATTCATCACTAATTCAAAAGAAATATTATTGGATTCTACTTTAATAAATCCATCAATACTTTGCAACAAATTGCCAGGCTGATCCCTATCGACATTTATTAAACTTTCTCTTAAATCCTGAATTAAATCAGCCCTATACTTTAAGAATATATCCTCAACAGTCTTAGCGACAAATGCCCTATCAACTACTATCCTATCTGCTCTTTCTATTGCCATTAGCTATCGCTATCTTGTTTTGCTCGTGTTCCCATTTCTGCTTGTCCTTAAAAAAAGTAATGCAGTTTAAAAACTCAACGACATTCATTCTATAAAAGTACTCCCACTTTGTCCGATCGTGATTTGAAAGGCTATCTAATACTAGATGCCAACTCCAATACTCTTGGAATCCTCCTTTATCAACTTGTTTAAATTCGCCCTCGTCTTCTTTATCTGCAATACCGAATAGTCCAGCGTAGCTTGTATTAAAACGTTGTAACTTTTCAAAAAAAAACCTGATAACATCATTACGTTATCCATCATTAGGTTGCTTTCAATTAGCTTTGCTGTTGTGTTTCGACTTTCTAATGTTTGTATTTTATCTTCGTAACACGACTTCTTTTTAAAGCCGAATACATTAACAGGGTGCAAAAAAATAGATATGATACGTGGAAGGTTACGCGTTAACTCGCTTTGATCTTTTATTAATGAAGTCAAGTCGATATACTCGCCACCGCTAATATTTTTTAGATTGGTGTTTATACTGAACTTTCTTTTACCGATTTTAATATACTGTTTAATATGTCCCGCTAAAGGGGGAGTATAAATAAACTGGCAATGTCTGATCGCTTCCTTTAAATCAGAAAGATTCATTTGACAAATAGTATCTTCGGGTGTATTTGAAAGGATGGATAGTATCTTGACTTGTTTATCAAGTACATCCATATCTATTGCGTTTATGTCTGCAATCTCAATGTATTGTTTTAGGGAAACTTCGCTCCATTTATTAGCTATTCTCATAAACTAATATAGCAGAATATTAAAGTTTAGCCTATGGAATATTGCCCGGATGACTTTAAATATTTCAAAGCATGATACCCAATAGCGGATGCCATAACTCCGTCATCATGGAAGCCATTAGGTGCGCTGTACCGAACTGATTTTGTTTTAGGGTTGTATTCGTATGTAAACAAGTCTAACTCCTTTAATAGCCAATCTTTATCTATAAATCTGACCTCTTTATTCTGATTAGCCACAACCAACTGCTCGATTATATCCTGCTTTGATTTCGATGTGGTTACAAATGGTTTAATTAAATTAGGATCATTAACCTTTGATTTGACTTGCTCGAAGATAGGATCACCAACACCGTTAACCTCTACTAATGTATAGCAGTTAAACTCATTTATCCTTTGCGTTACCTTGTTAACGATATTAGCCCATGTGTCATGATTCCACCTCTCGATATAATACATATCCCCTTTTTCATTAAACACGCTTAGGACTGTATAATCGTCTGCCCTTCCTATATCAAGACCTCCATACATTCGATTGGTTTTTTCGGCTGTTGTTATCGTGATAGGATTTATGAATAAGCCACTGCCACCATCAACAAACTCAGCTAAATACTCCTGTCTGAATACGTGATCGGGTAGTGTTGCCCTTGCATCATCTATTTCAGTCGGGTTAATGATGGGATTATCATACGAAGTCATACTAAATGACTTGTATTGTGGGTTAGAACCACCTAAAGAATGGATGCGGTGAAAATGATT